TAGGTTTGCGAAAGACATAGCAAGAGGCCGCAAAGATAAGACAGCATCAGCGGCATACTGGGCAGATAAGGTGAAATGGTAATGGCTTATTCAAGCGATGCAGATTTATTAAAACTGATACCTGATATTCTCGATCTTGGCATCGAGTCTTTTGTATTGGAACACCCGAAAGCGCAGGCAGACATACAACGAGAGCTACGGATTAAGTGGTGGCCCCGCAAGAATATAGCTGGCGAGATGGACAATACTAAGCTCACAGCAACGCAGTTTACTATGGCTTCGGCTTATTTAGTTCTATGGCGTTATGCTCTACCGCAGTTGACTAACTGGGTAGATGGTGATCGATTCGGAAACATGATCGACTTTTACAAAGCCCGATATGGTGAAGAGCTAGAGTCTGTATTGGCTGATGGCGTTGACTATGACGAAGATGGTGACGGCACTGTTGACTATGACGAAAAGCAGCCTGTTGGCCAGCGGCTGAATAGATAATGCAGGTTAAGATTACCGATAATATTGATGACGTTAGAAGGCGTGTAGGCAAGAGGGGTGAAGAGCTTTCAGCAAGCATCAAGAAAGCACTATCTATCACTGCTCAGGCTGGTATCAATATTATTGAAGCCAGAACAAGTAAGGGAAAAGGTTTTAAAGGTGGGTCGTTTAAAAAGTACACCCCACTTTATGCAGCATTTAGAAACAGCAGAGGAAGAGGAACAAGACCTGACTTGCAGTTTACAGGTCAAATGTTAAGTGCAATGACTTCCAGAGCTAGTCAAAGCCAAGCAGAAATATTCTTTAGCCGTGCAACTGAGTCTAAGAAAGCTGCAATGAACAATAAGACTAGGCCGTTTTTTGGCTTTAGCGCGAAAGAACAAAAGCAACTAGGCGAAGTATTCTTTAAGGCGTTGAAATGAGTGTAAGAGAGAACATTGCAAACAACTTAGTAGCAACACTTCAGGCGGTTAAAACGCCAGTAGATATTAAGTATGTCACTCGTGAACCGTTTGATTTCACTAAGTTATCAAGCGCACAATTCCCTGCTATCCTTGTTCGAAGTGCAGGTGAAGATAGGGCAGACAGTAGCATAGGCGGGTCAGTTACTCAGCGTATGGCTACTATAAATTATGAGCTTATCTGTTATGTGAAAGGGTCTGTTATTGACTCTGCTAGAAACAACATAATAGAGGCTATAGAAGAGGGTCTTGATGTAGATCGTTTGCGTGGTGGTTATGCACTAGATACGCAGATCACTTTAGTCGAGATCGATGAAGGTTCTATTGATCCCGTTGGTGGGGTCATTATTACAGTTCGCGTTTTGTATCAGTACACTCGCGGCACAACTTAACTTTAATTAGAGGTAATTATCATGGCGACTAAAACAGGCGCATCAGGTGTAGTAAAAATCGCAGCATCAGGCGGCTCTGTGGCCGTTGTGGGTGAGGTACGTTCTTTCACGTTTGATGGTTCAGCAGATACCATTGAAGATAGTGTAATGGGTGATACCGCACGATCTTACAAAGAAGGTCTAAAGACCAATACAGTATCTATCGAGTGCTACTGGGATGAAGCTGATGCACAGCAGCTTGTTCTCGATGAGCGTGCTTCGGTAGACTTTGAAATCTATCCTACAGGTACTGGCACTGGCGAGACTTACTTCTCTGGTGGCGGTATTGTGACTTCACGTTCTATTACTGGTTCTTTTGATGGCATGGTAGAAGCCAGCTTCTCCATCCAGTGCAGCGGAGCAGTAACTGAAGCAACAGCATAAGGGGATTAAACCATGGGATTAGCTAAAGAGTTACGCAGTAGAAGGAAAGTTCAGGCACGAGAAGTGCAGGTGCCAGAATGGGGTGACGAATCTGGAGCATTTAAGTTGTATTGCAGAAGCATTACCTGCTATGACTTAGACCAGTTGCAGAAGAAGCACCCTAACTTTCTTCAAAACACCACTATCGGTGCAATGGTAGATTTGATTTGCATGAAGGCAGAGGATGAGGGCGGTACTAAGCTCTTTAGCTCTGCTGAGGATCGCATTGACCTGATGGGTGAGGAGACAAGTGTTATCTCTGAAATTGCCAATCAGATGTTTGCAGAGATTGAGACATCTGAGGCACTTGAGGGAAACTAAAAAGCGATCAGTCGAGGATGAACCTGCTTTCCTTGGCTGACCGCCTCCACCTCACAATAGAAGAAGCAGAAAATATGCCGCTTAACCATTTTCACGAATGGATGGCCTATTTCAAAATACAGAGCGAATCTAATGGCTGAAAATGTAAACATTATAATCAAGGCTTTTGATAAGACCGAAGCAGCATTCGCAAGCATTCGCAATGGTTTTTCAAAGATAGGTAAAGCCGCAGACAAAGTTAAAAAACGATTCCCTACAATTACAAAAGCTATTAGCGGTTTAGCGACGGTTGCTAAAAAAGCCTTCCAAGCTGCGGTTGTGGTTATAACTGCTGCCGCAACTGCAATGACTGCACTGACAGTCTCATCTCTTAGATCAGGCGACCAATTAGCAAAGACAGCAGACAAGATAGGTATAACTACAGAGGCTTTAGCTGGGTTGCGTCATGCAGCAGAGATTACAGGCGTTTCTGCTGGCACTATGGATATGGCAATGCAACGCCTTACCCGAAGAGTTAGTGAGGCTGCTAACGGCACAGGAGAGGCTGTAGGGGCATTGCATGAGCTTGGCATTAATGCGTCTGAGCTAGAGCAGCTACCTTTAGACCAGCAGATGAATGTGATTGCTGATTCTATGGCTAAAGTAAAAAGCCAGTCAGATAAAGTTCGCCTTGCTATGAAGCTGTTTGATTCTGAAGGTGTTGCCCTTGTTAATACGTTAGCAGGCGGTTCTGAGGGTCTGGCTAGAATGGCAGAAGAGGCCAATATACTTGGTCTGGCTATGAGCCGAGCAGACACTGCACAGATTGAAGCGGCTAATGATTCTATAACTAGGGCTAAAGGCGTATTCACTGGTCTAGGTAATCAGTTAGCCGTTGCTTTTGCTCCGATCATTGAAACAGTAGCCAACCTCTTTAGGCAGTCTGCTGTAGACTCTGCTGGGTTTGGTAATATTGGCCAACGTGTAGCAGATGCTTTGGTTACTGCTTTTGCTAAGGTTCAGGGTGCGCTGCACTCTATGTCTATATTTGCCAAGCAAACTAAATTAGTATTTTACCAACTGGCCGTCTTTATTGGTAAAGAGCTAGTAATGGCATTTCGTCCGTTTATAGGCTTATATGATGCTATTGCTGAAAAGCTAGGCAAGCCAATAATCGGTGATGGAATAACTGCCTTTTTTGACGATGCTAATGCAGGCATCCAGGAACTCAAAACCGAAATAGAAATAATGCGAACGATGAATCCTGCTGAGGGGATTCTTGCCGCATACGAAGAGATAAAACTAGCCTCCCGTGAAACCGCAGAGGTTGTAGCCGCTAACTCTCCCGCAGCAGTATTAGCCGCTGAAGGTGAAAAGGCTGTAAAGCAAGAAACTTTTCAGGATAAGGTAAAGCGCAAAGCTGCTATTGACTTAGCTAAGTTCGAAGCCCTGACAGCTACCGAAAAGACACAGCAAGTAGTGGGTGAGCTTGGCAAACAATTTGCCGCATCTTCAGCCCACAGCAAAAAGCTATTTGCGGTTAATAAAGCCTTCCAGATTGGGCAGGCGATAATGAACACTTATTCTGGAGCCTCTAAAGCCCTGAGTGCTTACCCACCACCTGTCAACTTTATGATGGCTGCTGGCGTAGTAACTGCTGGTCTGGCTCAGGTTGCACAGATTAGATCGCAATCTTTTGATGGAGGCGGTTTTACTGGCAGCGGCTCAAGGGCTGGCGGTGTTGACGGCAAGGGTGGTTTTCCTGCTATTCTGCACCCTAACGAAACCGTGATTGATCACACCAAGGGGCAGGGCGTTGCACCTGCTGTCAATATTACTATTCAGGCGAATGACACTAAAGGGTTCGATCAACTGTTACAATCTCGCAGAGGCCAGATTATTGGCATGATTAATCAAGCGATGAATAACAAAGGAGCAGCGAGCCTAGTATGAGTGGAACTTATCCCAGCACCCCCGTATTTAACTCGGTCGGGTTTACCTCTAAGTCATACAACCTAATGAGCGAGAGCTTGTCTGGGCGCACTCAGGTACGCAATATTGGCGGGCAACGGTTTGAATTTAAGGCCACTTACCCGCCTTTGACTACCTCAGAATTTGCTCCAGTTTATTCTTTTATAATGGCACAAAATGGCATGGCTGAAACCTTCCAGATAGTGCTGCCAGAAATAAGCTCTAAGTCAGGCAATGCCACAGGCACTGTACAGACAGTTGGAGCAGATAGTATTGGTGAAACTTCTATTGTAATTGACGGATTGTCTGGCACCCTAAAGGCTGGAGATGTTATTAAGTTCGCTAACCATAATAAAGTTTATATGATAGTTTCTGATTTAACTGGATCAGGCACTCTTACTATTGAGCCTGCTCTTCGTGAAGCTACTGCAAATGACACTGCGATTACTTATGATAACGTACCATTTACTGTACGTTTAAATAACGATTTGCAGCAATATTCTGTAGGGCTGGCCTCACTCGTAAAATATGAAGTTGATTTTATTGAGGCAATCTAATGACCAGATCAATCAATGCAAGCACAGAGGCAGCTTTACAGGGTGACTCATTTAATTTTGCAACCCTAATCTATTTTGGTTTTTCTACTGCCATCAGGATAACTGATTGGGATAGAGACATATCTGCATTATCAAGCACATGGGCCAGCAGTGCTAACTTTCTTAGCTTTGGCTCTTCATCTGAATCCGCAGAGTTAGCCGTTAATGGTATAGATATAACCCTTAGCTCTGTCGAACAAAGTTATGTCAGCATATTCCTCACGCAAAATTATGTTGACGTTCCTGTTAAGCTATATAGGGCTGTGCTTGATAGTAGTGATGCTGTTGTTGGAAGCCCGATATTAGTGTTCGATGGTTTTATTACAGGGTTCTCAATTGAAGATGATGAAAGCTCTAGCGAGATTAGCGTGACCACAGCTTCTCATTGGGCTGACTTCGAAAAGTTAAATGGCAGAAAAACTAACCACAACTCTCAAGCGTTACACTTTCCTAATGATGAAGGATTTGAGTTTGCCGCAAATACAATTAAAGACTTGAAATGGGGTAAAAAGTAGATGGCATTTTGGGTTGTCGCAGCACTGTTTGCAGTATCTGCTGGGATTAGTTACTCCAGCATTCAATCAGCTAAAAAGCAGGCTAAGAAACAAGCTGATGCTATGGCTGGTGTGCTTGTTAACAAAGAATCAAACATTGAGCCTTTGCCTGTAATTTATGGCACTAGGCGGGTCGGTGGTGTCAGGGTATTTGTTTCTACTAGAGATGCTAGTGGTGGCGATCCAAATGAATACTTATATATTGCTTTGACATTATGTGAGGGTGAAGTCGATGCTATTACAAATATATTTTTAGATGATAAGCCTATTACCGACAGTCAATATACGGGTCTATATACTGTTAACGTCCATACTGGTGCTGATAATCAAACTTATGACTCACTTTTAGCAGAGGCTAGTGGCTGGACTACAGCACATAAACTAAGCGGTGTTGCTTACCTTGGAATAAGGCTTAAATGGGATCAAGACGCTTTTAGCGGCATACCTGAAATAACTGCTTTAGTGCGTGGCAAGAAAGTCTACGACCCTAGAAGTCCTAGTGCGGCTAATGCGTATAGTGATAACCCTGCTTTATGTATTCGTGATTACCTTACTAATGCGCGATACGGCAAGGGGTTGCCATCATCAGCGATTGATGACACTGCATTTGCAGCAGCAGCTACTGACTGCGACGAGAGTGTGACTTTTTATTCTGGCGGCCCATCAGGACAAAAGATATTCCAGACGCACGCTGTTTTGCAGACCGATGAAACTTTATTTTCTAACATCAAAACAATGCTGCAAGGATGCCGTGGGTTCCTTCCTTATACTCAGGGTGAATATGGGTTAAAAATAGACAAGTCTGGGTCTAGTGTTTTTGCATTTGACACAGACACAATAATTGGTGGCATTTCGATCAAGGGTGAGGAAAAGAAAGACAAATTCAACAGGATGATTGTCAAGTTCCCTAACGCTGAACTTGATTACCAGCCAGACCAAGCAGTATGGCCTGATGCTGGCTCTACAGAAGAAACTACCTTTTTAAATGAAGATGGTGGCACTCTTTTAGTTGAGAATATGGACTTAGAAACAGTGACCAGTTTCTATGTTGCTAGGGACTTAGCAAGAGTGATGCTCAGAAGATCGAGAAGTGCAACAAGGGCATCTTTTACTGCAACAAGTGAATCGATTAAATTAAGTGTTGGAGATATTGTCACTGTTACCCATCCGACTCCAGCTTGGGTCGGAAAACCTTTTCAGGTTGAGGAAATCACTTTAAATTACAATGGCACCTGCACTGTCAACGTCATCGAGTATGATGGTTCGATTTATACTTATGATACCTCTGCTCAAGAGATAGTGTACCCCGCTCCAGACTTGCCTGATCCGTTTAGTGTTGTGCCTCCCACTGGCTTACAGGCTAACGCTGAGACCAGTGTTGCTCTGGACGGAACCATCGTTACCTCTATGGTTGTTTCGTGGACAGCAAGTACTGACTCATTCGTGGATCAGTATGATGTTCAGTGGTCTACAGATAACAGCACATTTCAGTCTGTAGTGA